TCTTGCTGTCCGTAAAGGCAAAATATCTGAAGTCTATCCTGACTTCTTTCCAGATGGTGTAGATGCTAATGTCGTTGCAAATTTTATTGATGTCGTTGCCAGAGACCTTTCAGAGGTTATGGCTCCTCTCCCAGCAGTCAACTGCTCGGCGGCTAATGCGGTTAATGACCGTGCTCGTAATTTTGCCGATAAGCGTACTCGTATTGCTAGTAATTATTTCTCGCACTCTGACCTCTCGGTCCAGATGTACTCAGGAGCAGACTGGTATATAACCTACGGCTTTGTTCCATTCATTATAGAATTAGATGAGGAAGCAAGCCTTCCCCGCATCCGTATCGAAAATCCAATTGGAGCATACCCAGAGTTTGACCGTTATGGTCGTTGCGTAGCATTTGCTAAAAGATACAGTTTAACATTAGGTGAGTTAGTAAGCCAGTTCCCAGAGTATGATAACATACTTCTTGGTGGAATGGGTTACAAGCAAGACCTAAACGGCATGGTTGAGATGATTCGTTATTACGATAAAGACCAATCAGTTGTTTATATTCCTTCAAAGGATAATTTAATATTATCACAAGCCAAGAATCCTCTTGGTAAGATGATGGTAGTTGTAGCACGTAAGCCATCTATTGATAGCGAACTACGTGGACAATTTGACGACGTACTTGGAATTCAATTACTCCGCAACCGTTTCGCCTTATTGGCAATGGAAGCAGCGGAGAAATCAGTACAGGCACCTATTGTACTTCCACAAGATGTACAAGAACTACAGTTGGGTGGAGATGCGGTTATCCGCACCGCCAACCCAGCAGGTGTTCGTCGAGTAGAACTTACTCTACCACAAGGCGCATTTACAGAACAGACATTACTTAACCAAGAACTTAGAGTTGGTGCTCGTTATCCAGAAGGACGTACTGGTAACATTGATGCATCTATCGTTACTGGTCAAGGCGTACAGGCTCTTATGGGAGCATTTGATACACAGGTCAAGTCAGCCCAAGCAATTTTTGCTGCGGCACTTCGTGATGTCATTAGTATCTGTTTTGAAATTGATGAAACAATCTATCCTGAAGAGAAAACAATTCGTGGTGTAGATTCTGGTTCACCTTACGAGATTACATACAAGCCAACCAAGGATATTAAGCAAGATTATTCTGCTGATGTTCGTTACGGAATGCTTGCTGGTCTTAACCCAGCCCAAGGTCTTATCTTTATGCTACAGGCTCTTGGAGGCAAGTTAATCTCTAAAGATATGGCTATGCGTGAGTTACCATTTACAGTTAACGTAACACAAGAACTTGAAAAGATTGAAATCGAGGATATGCGTACAGCATTACTCGGTGGTATTACAGCAATGGCTCAGGCTATTCCAGCGATGGCAACACAGGGACAAGACCCATCTGACATGGTAAACAAAATTGCTGCGGTTATCAAGGCTCGCCAAAAGGGACAAGCATTAGAAGATGCTATTGAGGCTACCTTTGCACCGCAACAACAGGTCCCTCCTGCTGGCGCTTCTAATCCTATGGTTGAGCAAACGTCCCCTGCTCCCTCAGGTGCTCCAGTAGGAGGCTCTCTTTCTCCTGAACAAGGTGCGCCAATGGCTGCGCCAACACCACCACCAGATATTCAAACAATTCTTTCAAGCCTTACCGCATCAGGTAAAGCAGGAGGACGAGTAGTCACAAGAGGCTAAGTAAGTAGGGGACAATGACAACAATAATTGGTTTAGAGTATAAAGACCGTTGCTTCTTAGTTGCTGATAGTCAAACAACTGATGAGGGTGGACGTATTTATACGCATCCTGAAGTTGAAAAAATTACAGCAAATGGTTCATTTTTAATTGCAGGTTCTGGCGAAACTTTACCTTGCGACATAGCACAGCATATTTGGGAATCACCTATCCCCACAAAGCAAGACAAAGAAGACCTTTATCGTTTTATGATTAAAAAAGCAATGCCATCTCTTCGAAAGTGCATGACAGAAAATGGCTATAACTTTGATGAAGATACTAAAGAAACCCGCTTTCAGTTTATCATTGCCGTTGGTGGGGAAATATTTGATGTTGACCAAGAATTGTCTATAAGCAAATCTGTAGATGGTGTTTACGCCGCAGGCTCTGGAGCGCCCTATGCTTTAGGTGCTATCCATGCAGGAGCAGATGCTTATGAAGCAATGGAAATTGCATCTAAACTTACAGCATTTACTGCTGGTCCATATATATCAAAAGAACAACCTAGAAGAATTAAGTAGGAGGAACTATGGCTGAAAAACGTGGCGGTATGCGCCCTACAGCACCACAGAATAACCCAGCAAATGTTTCCGCAACTGGTGGAGCAGGTCAATCTGGAAAACAACCATCGCGTTATATTTCAGGAATGCCATACGGACAAGGAAAAAAACTAATGCAACAACAAAATAGTGCTCCTATGTCAGCGGGTCCAGCAGAAGCACCAGTAGAAGCAACTCCATTTCAAAGACGTACTCCATTAGGAGCAACATTAACGGATGAATTGGCAACACCAGATAGAAACATTACCGCTGGAGTAAATTTTGGGCGTGGGCCTGGCGAAGAAATATTGCCATCAAACATTTCTGGAGAAACTAGACCAGCCGATAATTTAGCAATTGTTAAAAAATATTACCCAGCGCTTGTAAGAGCAGCGCAATTAAAAGATACTCCAGATTCATATAAGCGTTTTCTTACTTACCTATCTGGACAAATCAGTGGATAAGTGGAGAGAAGGAACTCTTTACGACCATATAGACCAATTTGCTAATTCATTAGGTTATGAAAATGCAGCAATTGCTATAAGCCTTGCTATGGTCCCTTGGGAGTCAGTACAAGATAGAAATAGTTTTATTTATGCCATAACTGGTGAGTCCCCAAAGGGAAATGATGGAAGAGAATACATTAGCGGAATGCCAAGGAGGTAAAAATGTCATTATGGAATTCGTTCCTTGACAGTATTGCCAAACCTGCAGGCAGAGCAATTGTAAGTGGTGGTGAACAAGCACTTGGTTTTATTGGTCAAGCGATGCCTTTTGGTATTCCAAGTCCATCAAGTGTAATATCTGGCGTAGCAATTGATGCTGGTATTCAAATGGGAGTCTCCCCTATACTTAGCGCACAAGGATTAGATGCGGCTGCCGCTGCAGGATTAAAAGAAAATCTTAAATATGAAGTTAATAAAAAAGCACAAAGCAATGATATTACATTACAAATTGCACATAAAGTTGTAGAACCAGTTGTATCAAAAGGTTTACGTGGTGTAGGAACCGCAGCACTTTTAAGTGATGTTGATGGTTCACCATTATACCAACCAGGTGAGTTTGAACAAGGTTTTCAATTAAATGACATTAAATCAGCATGGAATAGAACTGAAGAAGTTTCTGTATTCCAGGCCTTAACTCAATCAGCCTTACTTAAAGACAGTCCGTTACAAAATGCAGTATCTATTATTGCTGGAACAGACCTTAGTAATGTTGACCTATGGGATGATGCTGATATGCAAAAGAATTTTTCTGATAATGTTGTTGGAAAAATTTATACTGGTACTGGTGACTTTGTAGTAAGCAATGGTCTCATAACACTTGCTGGTGTTGGTATTGGTAGACTAGGCTTCAAAGCAAGTCAATCAATGGGGCTTACAACAACAGGTAAAGCAATTTCTACTTTTGAGGCTGAAGCAAAAGACGGATTATTATTTATTGAATCTAATGGTGCTCAAGGCAAGTTTAGCAATAGTGCCGCTGATGTAAAATTCTTAGCAGATACAAATGATGTATCTCAAATCATTGAAAGACTTGAGCCTTATACAACAAATTCAAGAATGATTGATGTTATCCGAGAGACACAAGACCCTAATGTTGTCCTTGATTTAATTCTTGCTGATAAGCAATATTTACCAGCAATTGAACGTCTAATTGCTTCTGGTTCATCTGAGTTCGGACATGTTGCTGGTATAACAAATACATTTAAAAATAGAGCAATTGATAATGGTGGCGTGTACCACCCAGAAGGTGATGCATTAGATAGAATTAATAAAGTTTATGATAATGCAATTAAAACTCCAGAACAGAAAAAATATTATGAAACAGTTATGGACCCTATTGCAAAATCACCTCGTGGTGGTGGCAAAGACTACTTTCCAATTGAGCCTAAATTAGGAGCACAACAACTTGCTGCATTAAAAAATAGAGTCAGCGTAGTCAAGAGTGGTGCTATAACTAGAGATTTTACTGACATTGGTGGTTGGGAAGAAAGAATCCTTGGAAATCACTTAGTTACTAGAGCAATCCGCTTTACTGGAAGTTATAAGCCTCTTGGAATTGTTACATTCTCTGGAGCAAGACCACTAGATGGTATGGTAGAAATACATGCTATGCTTGATGACTTAACTTTATTTGCTAATGGAACTAATAGAATTACTATTGCTCCACCTAAAAAACCTGGAATGGCCCCTGAGACAAAATCAGCAAGCCAATACAGATTAGACGTAATAAATGAATTTGTTGCAGCACCCAATGATATTGCACGTAAGGCAGTATTGGAAAAAATAGATGAAAATCTAGGATACCACCTTGCTTATAGTAAGGGTTTTTACGATGATAAAGCAATTAAAATATTTATAGATGATATGCGTGGTCGTATTGCTATCAGCCATGCTTCATTTGCTGAAAAGGGAATGGGAATTGACGCCCAAGGACACCGTGTTACAATTGACCCTCAAACTCAACGTCAATTAGTTGACTCATATCGTTTTGCTCCCTGGAATATTATTGAAAAAGAAATTATTCAATCCAGCAAAAATAAACTTTTAAAAAAATCTGGTGACTCTGGAGTAGAAGTAACCAAGGCTATTTATGAAGCAACTAACCGTTATTGGACTTTTGATGTTCTTGCTAGACCGTCATACATTCCCAAGCAATCAATTGCCGAGCCATTGCTTAGTGCATATTTAGCCGCTGGAATAGGTTTCATTTTAGATGCAGTCCCAAATATGGCTAGAAATTCTATTAAGAATAATAGAAATCGTGCATTGGGAACATTGCAAAAGATTCGCACAAAAAGTGAACTTAAATCTTTTCAAGAATATATAGATGCTAAAGGCGCTCAATTAGATGCAGCAGTTGTAAATCTAAATTCTCTTAATTCTGAATTCTTTACATTTTTTGAAACAGAAAATCTATCTCCCATGACGCGTTCCTTAAATGGACCTAAGGTTCTTAAGGACTTACGAGCAGCCGAAAGACTTGTTGACGAGATTGAACTTGATTTAATGGCCGCTATAAAGCCACACGGAGATTATACTCCAGTAGCAACATTTTCTGGTTTAGACCGTCGTATAAAATATCTTAGCGATAAAGCAGGCGGTAAATATGGTAATCAAATAGCCGAGGCTAGATTTGCTCTTAATGCTGCACGTGCTCAAACGCACACACTTATTCCAAATTCATCTGCTCTTATTAAAGTTAATGAAGACATAGCAGAGCAATATGAAATTATTGAAAATCTTCTTAAAGAACTTGGTGAAGCAAATCTTGATGAAGCACGTTTATTGGAAAAAGGTGCTGATTATACCAAGCGTTACTATGGTAAAGAAGAACATGGTAGATGGTATAAGGGCAATTACTATAAATTTGATGCTTTATTTAATAAAAACCAAAAAGGTGACGCTCTCAAAGAAGAACTTTCTAATACCGCTACTGTTGGTAGCGTATATTTAAATGAGACAAATGTGGGAACACGTCAGTCAATTTTAATGCGTAAATCTCCTAATACAATAACTGATGTAAATAATCCATTATACTTTCAAGAACTAGAGTATGTAGTAAATCGCCAGTTTCGTGGAGACCCATTAGTTGACCAAATTCTTGCCCAAAAAAGTCCTAAAGAATTAATTGAATGGGCAAAAGCAAATCCGTCTTATATTGAACAATTTGGTGTTTATACCGAAGGAACAATTCCAGATTTTGTTCGTTCTAGAATTGCACTTATTAATAGATACCTACCTAGTAAGGAAGCACAAGCGGCAGCGTTGAAGGCTCCAGTAACAGCCAATCAATTAAAATTATTAATGGCAAAAAACTTAGATGAACTAAGTGCTATACACCCAACAGAACTTAACTATCAGTTGGCTGCTGATGGATTAGTTGGCGCAAGAGGTCTATCAAAGATTGATAAAGCGTTATCAGATTTTTCTAGGTTTATATTCCGAAAACTTGCTGCACCTGAGAATCCAATCCGTTGGTCATATGCAGATAAAATATTTAGTGACATCATGGTTAAAAAAGCAGATGTACTTAAAAAACAAGGCGTTGAAATAACAGATGTTAGAATGAATGCTTTGCGTCAATCTGCAACTAGAGAAGTAGTCGCTGAAACCGAAAAAACATTTTACACTATACGTAGACAAAATCGTGGAATTTATGCCTCAAGAGTACTTACAGCATTTCCAGCAGCATCAATGAATGCTTTTTATCGTTACGGCAGACTAGCAATTAAGAATCCAACTAGAGTTGCTGGATTCTTACATAGTTACAACTCTATGTTTACATCATTTGGTATTGATAAAAATGGCGAGCCAGTGACTAATCCTTTAGATGCTACACATATAGTTTTACCTATGTCAAAAGAACTTGGTTTATTTGGCGGTAAAGGTGTAAGATTAAGCGCCCGTTCAATTGGTTTCTTACTTAACATCCCTGGCCCGTCATTTATTACTGCTTTAAGCGTTGGAACATTACAAAAATGGAAACCATCAACCGAAGATACAATGAAGAGTGTTCTTGGTGATTCTTACGATATGTTTTTCCCATATGGAACTGGAACTAATATAGTTCAGACAATGACTCCAGTATGGTTAGATTCATTCCAAAAATATTTACTTGGACCAGAATCTCAACACGACTTTTTAAACTCTGTTAAATCAGTTGCTGACTATTATCACACTCTTGAGGATATGGGAATTCAAAAATATCCTGGAGATGATGTAATTAAAAGAAAAGTACAGGATATGTACGGAGTAAAGGCTCAATGGCAATTTGCTTCTATTGCTGGTGTTCCTATTAAAGTTGATACAGACCCAATGCAATTGTATACCGATTATTACAAAACTTTAGTTAATAAATGGATTACTCTTGGAAACAACGAAGTTGATTCTAAGTTTCTTGCAGAAAAAGAAATGCTTGCTACATTAGGAGATAATTTTCCATTAGATAGAGTAACTTATAATGGCAAAACACAGGTTGCTTATGTTCCATCTAATTTGAAAACATACAATAGAGTTTTTGAAGAGAATCCTAAACTAACTGCTTCTCTTGCCAAGGTTGACCCTAAGTTGGTTTCTTTGCTTTTCTTAGATGTTAAAACTAAACCAGAAGAGTTTAATCTTGCTATATATAAAATTTTAAATGACCCTAATACCAAACTTCCTGGAAATATTCCATTTAACAAAATTAGGCTTACTCCAGAGCAATATGAAACTGAGCGTCAAATTAATCGTGCTCAACTTAAGTTTAATGAAAGAAAAGATAAACTTAATGCTCAAGCACTGGCTCAGGGTAGAGCAGATTACACATCTATCCCTCAACTAAAGGCTGAACTTGAGGCTTATGCTAAAGATGTATTAGCGCCTCAAAGTCCAGAATGGTTTGATAGATACAATGACCCTAAACCAAAAAATTACTCATATAATTATGCTAAAGGTCTTGAAACTATTGTGAACAATGTTGAGTTTATGACTAAACATGGCGATAAAAAAATGTGGCAAGATGTTAGTAACTTTATTTCAATGAGAAGTCAATATGTTGATGCATACCAAGCATTACAAGATAGAGACCCAAGAAAGAAACAATTAATTGCTGGATATCAACAATATCTAACGCAGAACATTTCTCAATGGGAACCTGCTTTTCAAGAAGTTATCAGAAGATATTTTATAAATGATAAAATGACAGAAACAATAGTAGGGATAAATTAATGGCAAAATTAACTAATGCGGAAATTGCTGCTGCTGCAGCGGCTGGCATTGATACCACTACTGATGCATTTACAAGAGATTATAGTGCTAAAGAACTAGCAACATTTAGAGCACTTCTTAAGTCTAAAATAGATGAAGCCGCCAAAGCCAAAGTAACAAATATGGCTGGATTTACCAATACCAATGAATCTGCTACATATAAAGACGCATTAAAGTTAACGCCAGCATCAGCAAAAACATTGCTTGAAAATGCTGTCAAGGATGCTCAGTATACTGGAACTTTTACAAGTGCGGATATAAAAGACTTTATTGCTAAATTCCAAGCATCAGCAAATGCTCAAATGCAGATTGTCATTAAAGACGCTCAGTCTAAAATGACCCCTGGGGCAACCCCAGCAGATTTAGCAAAAACGGTCAGCAGTTTAATGACTACAACTTATGCGTCATATTTTAAGCCAACTGATTTTGCAAAGGATTATGTTTGGTCTAAAGTAAATTTTGCTAATGATAAAACACTTGCTGGAAAGAATCTTGCTACATTATCTCAAGTTCGACAATTAGTTAAAGATTTTAATCTTCTTGGAGTATCAGATGCTGAGATTGCTATAGCGGCAAAATCTATTGCTAAGGGTGATAAAACACTTGCTGATTATACGGCAGAATTACAAAGAATTGCTATTCAGGAACACCCCCTACTTGCTGATAGATTAAAGTCGGACCCGTCATTAACTATTAAAGCAATTGCTCAACCAGTAATTACTTTACTTGCTAATACATGGGAAGTAGACCCTTCATCTATTGGGTTAGATGACCCTATTGTATCTCAATATCTTCGCCCAGGCGGAGCAGATGGTAAAGGTGTAACTTTGAATTATGCTGATGTAAAACGACTAGCACTTACTAGTCCTAAATACGAAACAACAACTAAAGCCAACGAAGATGCCAGAGATGCTGCCGTCGGACTTGCTAGAGCGATGGGGGCTGGATTCTAATGGGAGCAGATAGTCTATACGAAGCAAAAAAAGCGGCTATGGGTACTCCATTTGGTCAAGCATCAGGTGCGCCTGCTGCTACACCGCAACAAACAAAAACATTTACAACTGGCGTTGATAAGGCACAAGCGGATTTTAATAAATCTTTAGCGGAAGCCAAAAAAACCCTCGACATGGGTGTAAAGGCAAAAAATCAATTTGTAATTGATAGTGCTAAAAATTTAATTAATACCTTAAATACTGTAGTTAAACCATCACTTGCTATACTTCAGCAAGCGGAAAATCCAAATGCAACATATACAGGTGACATCACTCCAATTAATAAAGCACTCGGAGGTGGCGCCCCTGGCAGTGGACCCAGTGGTGTAGTACTTGGTAGTGGTGGTAAAGGTGCATATAGCCTAGACCAAATCCGTTCATATATGGATGCAAATAATGGAGCCTTCCCGCCAGATTTAAATACTATTGCGTCTGGAATTACTGCAGCAGATTTAACCAATCTTGTTAATCAATATGAATCTGGAACTTTAAAAGGCAAGGGTTTGGGTACAGATACTGGAACTGGTGGAATCCCAGCAGCATCTACAACCCGTCAACTTGCTTCTGATACTTTTACAAATACATTTGCATTAATATTTGGCAAGACTGAAGCGGCTCAACCATACGTAAAGCAACTTTATACTATTGTATCTGGATTTTATAAAACTGGTTCAACCATAGAAGAATCTTTAAATTTAGCAATTCGTCAAGCCAGGCAAGACAAAGTTATTCCAGAATTTACAAAAAGGTTTAAAGGAATATTTGATTTAGAGGATAAATTCAATGCTGGAGCGGCAGTAGAGGTTCCAACTATTGCTGAGTTTTTTGCAGCAGAATCTAAAATGGGTGAACTTTTAAATCAGGCTGGACTTAGTGATTTAGCCACTCAAGAATTTTTAGGCAATGTAATAGGCCAAGGAAAATCTGTTGCTACAGTTGCTAACTTAATTAGTGATGCTTTTAACACAATTGATACAGCACCAACTGCTTTAAGAGAAACTCTTAATACATATTTTCCAAACGTAGATAGAACATCTCTTGCTAAAGCAATCCTAACTGGAGAACAAGGCGCTAAAGCATTGAGCGATAAAATTAAAGGTATTTCTGTTCTTTCTGCTGCTGGTTCACAAGGTGTATCTGGAATTGGATTAGATTACGCACAAAACCTTGCCAACATGGGAATTGATTACCAAGAAGCATTAACTGGATTTGGACAAGTAAAAAATCTTGAAAGAGGAAATACTTTAGCCCAATTCGGTGGTGGAACATTTACTAGTGCTCAAGCACAAAAGGCAGTATTTGAGAAAAATATTGAAGAGCAAAATAGAATTGAAGCACTTAAAGAATTAGAAAGAGGAAGATTCTTGGGAGACCCTGGAACTACTAAATCTTCTTTCACATCTGGAACATTAGGCCAGATATAAATTAGAATCCTGTGTGAGTCCATCGGCATCACATAGCGTACTAGACCGATAGCAAGAGCCAGGCTGGTTCCCCGACCAGAATCTGTGGCTTGCGACTACAACGAATAGAAGGGTGGGTTGCTATGAGCAACAACTACTGGGATGAAGACGAAGACGACCTAGATACCGACAACGGTGTGCAACTGGATGGAAGCGATTTACTTAAAAAATTGCGGAAAGCCAAGCGCAACGATGAAAAGCGTATCAAGGAACTCACTGAGCAACTTGAGGGATTATCCAAGGTGCAGCGTGAGCGTACAGTTAAAGAAGTCCTAGAAAAGAAGGGCGTCAACCTTAAAGCAGCAAGATTAGTTCTTAAGGATTTAGAAGATGTTAACGAAGAGTCAGTTTCTAACTGGCTTGATGATAACGCTGATTTATTCGGAATTACAGTCGCTAAAGAGGAGCCTAAAGCATCAGAACAAGACCGTGCCGCATTGCGTCAACAGGATGTTCTAACGCAGAACGCTATGACCCCAGACCGAGCAGAAGACTTAAATCTTCGCATCGATAATGCAGATTCAATGGATGCATTACTGGATGTACTTCGCTCACAATAATTCCGTTCATAGTCACTTGGAGGTGACGATATGGCTAACGCCTACGTATCAACAGGTTCGTCCTCATTAGGAGGAACCGCTGGTTCTGCTGGTTTAGTACAGAAGGCGTATGACCGTCTTCTTGAATTCGCTCTCCGTTCAGAACCACTAATTCGTTCTGTCGCAGATAAGCGTCCAGCAAGACAAGCAATCCCAGGTTCAACAGTTGTTCTACAACGTTATGTTGACCTATCTGCTGCAACTACAGCCCTCACAGAGGATACTGACCCAGATGCAGTAGCACTATCTACACCAACATCAGTAACTATTACTCTTAACGAGTATGGTAACTCAGTGTTGGTAACTCGTGCGTTGGAACTATTCAGCCTTGCTGATGTAGACCCAGCAATCGCAAATATTATCGCATTCAACCTTGCAGATTCTATTGACTCCGTAGCAATGACAACATTGCGCCAGGGTACAAACGTAATCTACTCAGGTTCAACTGCAACTTCAACAGCAACTATTACTGCTGCTGCAACACTATCTTCTGCTAACATCCGCAAGGCTGTTGCAAAGTTGCGTGCTAATAAGTCAGTTGCTCGTAAGGGTTCACTATACTGGGCTGGTATCCACCCAGAGGTATCCCACGACCTACGTGCTGAGACAGGTTCAGCAGGATGGTTACTTCCTAACCAATACGGCTCTGCACAAGACCGTATCTGGGCAGGAGAAATTGGTACCTATGAAGGTGCTTATTTCGTAGAGTCTGCACGTCTGTACAATGCTACTGACGGAGCATCTTCTGCACGTAACTACCGTACAATTATCTGTGGACAGCAAGCATTGGCTGAGGCCGTTGCTGAAGAGCCACATGTAGTTATCGGACCAGTAGTTGACAAGTTAATGCGTCACCGCCCAATGGGTTGGTACGGCGTACTAGGCTTTGCTCGCTACCGTGAAGAAGCACTGTACCGAATCGAATCAGGTTCATCAATCGCTTAGTTGATTGACGGCTTAGCAGGGAGCACACGTGTTTCCTGCTTAGCAGTAAGTTCATTAAGGAGAACAATGGCAGATTATGTTTTTAAAACACCTACAGTCCGAGAAGGACCAGCAGGTAAACATAGATTATTTTACTTCTACAAACTAGATAGAGGTATCAGCATTGCTAAGAGTGGCGGAGTATATTCAAGAGTTCGCTATGTTCTTGATGAAGCAATAGATGATTACCAAGAGTTCTATATTGGTGGACATAATCATATAGTTAACGATGCTACCAAAGCAGCACTAATTGCTGGTGGCGTAGGAGTAACAGAAGCAAACTTTACAGCAGTATAAGGGGACATATGAAACACTGGGAACATCATCCAGAACCAATTGATGGATGTTTTGGATGTAAAGGGTTAGGACTTCAGATGAACTCTGGAGATGCT